CTCGGAGTAACACTCAGGTTGATTGTAGGTGCTGACGGGACGGTCACAGCAACATCTTGCGTCACTGTAGTTGAACCGTAAGAATTGCTCAACGTAAGCGAGTATGTCGTGGTCGCCGTGGGGGTAACGACAATGCTCTCCCCAGTTGGTACAGTAGCACCAAAATTACTAGCATCAACTGCAGTAGCACCAGGAGCACTATAAGTAATGGTGCTAGAGCCACCACTAGCAATGCTGTCAGGAGAAGCAGAAATTGTGATAGAAGGTGCCGCAGCATACGTAACATTCGCATAACCAGTCTGTACCAGAACACTTTCATTATAGATCTCAATAGTATAACCAACAACTTCACCACCAACAGCAGACCCTTCCAGAGTCATTGATACTGTATCGCCAACAATGTAACCGCCTTTAGAGTTAGTTCCACTACCGCCGACGTTGATAGGTGATCCACTAACATTACCACCACTGGTTTTAGTTACCAGAATATCGAAATTATAAACAGCGTCACAACCTGCAATAGTGAAACTGGTAGACTGAGTTCCAGATGCAGTGCTAGTTGTGATGTTAAGAGGACCAAATGCATCTGGAACGTTGTCTCCAGTATCAGCAGGCGGTGGGGGAGCAGTATATGCAGAACTACTAACTCCCAAGAAAATCATATATGCAGTTTCTTGGAATTCAGGTCGAATAGTAGGATCACTATCCAGACCCAGAGTAATACCTACCTCAAAAGAACATTGCGTTGCATCCGCTCCCTGCGGTTGCATATACGCTGACATTTGTGAGTGTGAAGGTCGAATGGTACAGGAACCATTGTTGATGCTAATGTTACCTTCATTCTGATTATTTGCCTGAACACAATAGGCATTATACCAACTATTAAATCCGTATGCTGCAGAACTAGAACTAATATGACTGTTCTGACCTCTGTTTCCAATGGAATCTCCCCATCCTCTATGATAGGATACCGTTCCAGTAATACCCGACTTGAAAGAAATCCAATGTGAGTGCTCCGCTCCAGCACCTGCCTGATCTGGCCAAGTATAAGAAGGACCACCTCTAGGATTAATTTTAAAACCAGTGTCACCGTTACCAGGGTTGGTTCTATCAATTCTTGTACTACCACCCTGACTTGTGGTACTTGTCGCGTTTCCGTGATCGTGAGTAGGTTGAGAATTAGCGGTGTGATTCGACAACGCACCACTATCGACTACAATATGTCCACCAGAAAGAGATACAGAAGACTGTGCTGTTCTACTAGTGTTGTAAGAGATATTAGGTGATCCGACAACCTGTACTCTAGGTGCAACATCAGGAAGTCTCAGAACATTTTGACCACCATATGATCCACACGTATCTGTGTCGCCGCTATCGTGATCTTCTAATTGAGGTGAAGATGCATCTTCAGGTCTAAGTCTACCAGTTCCAACTGGTCTTCTATCACGCAGATCAGGAACATTAAAAGATCCAGTAATACTAGGGAATGAAGCTTCATCGCCAGCACTACCACCGTAAGTATTACCAATAATTTGATACAGAGCAAGAAACTCGTTAGGATTCAGACTTCTGCCATTACATTCTTGCCATCCATCAGGAGCATAATAATTACCATTAGAATCTTTCGGCATCATCGCAATGGTGCCGACTTGGACTCCTGTCCACGCTGGATTCGTCTCGGAATAATACTTAGACATTAGAATTTGATGATATATTCTACGATCATATAGGGAGTTGTCACGTGATTTAAACTTTCTCTAGGATCTGCGTTGACATTTCCTTGACAGGAACTACCAGCAAAACTAATCGTAACCTGCTGCCTAGTGAACTCCAGGTGCTGAGCGACATTTTGACCAGATACACTATGATTGTGGTTAATAGTACCGCCATTGTGGGAGATACTAAAAGTTTGAACATTACAACCAGTCAAGTTGATATCAGTATTATCCTGCATATCAGTATCAACACTTTCAGGTCTAATATCACTTTCTTGCCAAGCATAACCACCGTGATTATGACGAGCAATGTTCGCCGCTGATAAAGATGCAGAACTGAGACTAGTTCCAGTAGCAGTTAACTGCGGAGTTCCACTAATGTTAGCAGTCTTTGCTGGTCCAGTAACAGAACCATTAAATGTAGAATTCACAGTAGGTTGAATAGTTGCTCTATATCCAATACCTGCTCTCTCATATGTTCCGCTACCACTCATTGCGATGTTGCCAGTAAACTCTTGACCAGCAGTACCAGATGGAATGAGTACCTTTGCGCCTAAATTAGGAACACAAAATGTACCTGCAGTAAAATCTCCATCAGCATCAAATGTTGGATTTAATAGATTAGAACCCAGTAAACCAGGATTAAATCTACACCCAGGAACAGTACCACCACCAGTAGGACCGACGCCAATAATTCTAGCAAGAGAAGGGTAATCTCTTGCTTGATATATTTTACCGTCGCACCTTAAGTATCCACCAGGAACTCTCTCGTCTTTTTCCGCAGTTGATTGACATTCTCTAGAAAAAGGGACAATAACTCCTGGCGCAACTCCCTGTGCTCCTTTTACTCTAGAATATACTTTTGCCATTAGTATGCTTTGATAATGTATATTGCAGTCTGGTACGGCGGAGTAAAATCCAAGGCAGCGTTACCTAAGCCTGGATTATTATTTAGGGAGATATTGTCACTTGTATACTCCTCTTGGTAGTTAGGAACTTGCATTCCTGCAGGATTTACATCATAACTAACTGAACTGTGCGAGTGTGCTCCACTAGGAACACTAAATCTATTGTTCTGATCATCATTAGGGCAACCAACATAGTTAGTACTCTTCTGATGCATACCACGAGAAGTTTGGAATGTCGCGTCACCACCAGATTCAGCACTAGGAGTACCACCATACTGGTTAAGAATAGTATTAACGGTTTGGTTGTGACCGTGCGCTGGTACGTTCTCCAGTGACATCACCCTAGGTTGAACATATGCAGTCTGAGACCACATATTACCAGAGTTCTGAACTTGAGAACTATTATAAGAAATAGTTTTGTTTGGTCTGCCGTCTACATTCCACTGTGCATACAAACCAACGTTATCAGTGTTGTTACCACCCTGACCAGTATATGTACTTCCTTTGTGGAAAGGCACTCTACCGTTGTTTAAATTAGGAACTTGAAAGTCACCAGATTGATCAGAACCACCATAGGTATAACCAATAACATCCTTTAGCAAAGGATAGTTTGCATTCTGATATGTACCACCATCACATTCCAACCATCCGTGGGGGATGTCGCCATTACCCCCAGTCCACGCCATAATTGTACCGATCGCGGCATTTTTAAAGCCGCGAACTTCTGCTAGATTCTTAGACATTAGAGTTCAATGAGACGCCAACCAATAACTGCGTTAATATAAAGGAGACCAATACCTGCTCCAGGTGTCTGGATAACCAGTGTGCCGTCGGTAGCACCCTGAACAGGAATAGCGGTACCTGTCTTAACGATAATCGACTTATTATATGTAAGTGCATCTGTCACGTCAAGGATACGAATCTGATCACCCTTCTGTGCAGAAGGCAGTGTCAGTTCAACACTTGCACCAGAGAATGTAGTGACATAGTAGTTGACGTTGACTGCCAGGTTAGTATTGGTGCTAACCTCATCCCAGCGGCGACCAGCAGTAGGTGTGAAGTAACCAGTGACCTGATTAAGATCAATGGTACCATCAGCATATACCTTAATGTTGTTATCACCACCGTTGTTGATGTCAAGACCACCACTATTAGCAGTGATGTTTCCATCAACGTCAAGGTTGCCACCGATGTTAGTATTGCTGGCAACACCAAGACCACCGTCGATAACAACAGCACCCTCATCATTGTCATTAGACTGCGCAGTGCTGTGAACTCTGAGTGTACCAGAGTTATCGGTATCGTTACCAATAACTGTGTCACCTGTAGCAGAATCAACGGAGAACGTTGTGTCAGCATTAATGTCAGTCTTCTTAATGGTGAGATCATCACCCAGTGTCAGTGCACCAGTGGAGTGCATTCTGGAGTTAGGATCAGTCTCTGTACCATCGCCAACGAAATCAATCTGACCAGTAGGCACCATCTTAAGGCGCATATCGCTGTCATCGAAGACAGTGAATGCTTCTGTAGAACTGATCTCGATCTTGGTAGAACCGTTGACCCACAGTTTCTGCAGAGAATCAGGTGTTGCTTCGCCAATGGACACATTGCTGTTGAGGTCCATCTGGATACCGCCATCGGCATCACCGATACGAGCGGAACCATCTGCCTTGATAACCAGTGTTGCGGTAGAAGCATCGTCGAAGTGATCGTTGCTCCAGACTGCATCACCAACCACAAGATTCTGACCTTGCAGAGTGGCGTAGTTGTTAGCACGATTTACATCATCTTGCTTGATATCGATACGAAGGTTGTCCGCATTAACATCACTGTCAAGGCGATACATCTTAGCGTTGCCGCCACGGATGAACAGGTCCTTAGTAACAGTCAGGTCACCAACCAGTTCGTGAGAACCGTTGCTAAGAGCAGTCAGAGTACCGTCGATAGTCAGGTTACCGTTAGACTGACCACCGCCAACAGATTCAACCTCACCTGATCCAGCAGCGCCTGCACGAACAGTAACGTCGCCACCGACCCAGAGACCCACGGAAGCGATAACTTCAGCAGAATCACCAGTGTTGATCGAGACGCGACCCACACCGTTACCATCGTCATCATAGACGCGGAAAGCGTGGATGCCAGTGGGGTTCAGGTTGTCGCCACCAACCCACAGGGAGTTGCGGAAGATACCAGAACCTTCAACGTCCAGAGTCTGCTGAGGAATCACGCTACCATTGG